GGCTAAAGGCGAGCCGAACATTCTTGTTCAGGCAACTTCCAGATATAGAACTTTTGTACAAGCCTACCAACACTACAAGATTAGCGGCCTTAAGATGGATCAAATTAATGCACCGTCAGAAGACCCAACAAGAGATATTACAAAGAACTTTTTAAAGGCTGCTAAAGCAAAGCGACCTCAAAACGAGTTGATCAAACCTGGAGATAACAAAAAATGAAAAATTTAAATAAAGAATGTTGTGGCAATTGTTGCCCATGTTGTACATGCACATGTTGCGAGGAATAGAACAATGAAACTTACAAAAGAATCACTAAAACAAATCATCAAAGAAGAACTCGAAGCTGTTATGAACGAACAAGCAGATTCTAGCGGTTTGGAAATAGAGCTTGAACGGGCTGGTGCTCGTCGACAAAACCCACAGCGAAGTGAAAAAGCTGGTACTTATGATTATAATAATAATTACTTGGCATTTGACGATGGGAATCGAACCTTTGTCTTTTACATCCCTAATGAAATAGCTGGTCAAACCCCTAATCCCGAGAAATTTGGATTTCGCCAAGGAAGCATAGCAATTAAGCAGTCTAACTATGGTGCTCCAAAAGACTATGAAAGAGAAATGGCTAAGAAAAATCCAAATAGACGAGTAGTCGGTATTTAATGAAGCTAACCAAGAACGAGATTGTTAAAGAACTTGTAAAGTGTGGCAAGGATCCTCAATACTTCATCGATAACTATTGTAAGATCTCCCACCCAATGCATGGTCAAATTCCTTTTAAGACTTATGACTATCAAAAGGAAATGCTCCAAAATTTCAACGATCATCGTTTTAACGTAATTTTAAAAGCAAGGCAGCTCGGGATCTCAACAATCTCAGCTGCTTATGTTGCGTGGTTCATGTTGTTCCACCGAGAAAAGAATGTTCTTGTAATCGCAACGAAACTATCCACGGCAGTGAATCTTGTAAAGAAGGTCAAGATGATCTTCAAGAACCTTCCGTCGTGGATGTTAATTGCAAAGATCCAAACAGACAATAAGCAATCATTCGAGTTGACAAACGGCTCTCAAGTAAAAGCTGGAACTACTTCAGGTGATGCTGGTCGTTCAGAGGCTTTGTCGCTCCTCATTATAGACGAAGCAGCGTTCGTTGACGGCCTCGAAGAGCTTTGGACGGGTCTTTACCCTACTTTGTCTACAGGGGGCCGCTGCATAGCTCTGAGCACCCCTAACGGCGTTGGAAACTGGTTTCACAAAACCTACACCGAGGCTGAAGATCAACGCAATGATTTTAACCACATTGAACTCATGTGGGACGTACACCCTGACAGAGATCAGGAATGGTTCGAGAAAGAGACTAGGAATATGTCTAAGAGACAAATTGCGCAAGAGCTTGAGTGCTCCTTTAATGCTTCAGGTGAAACTGTAATTAATCCCGAGGACTTACAAAGGCTACATGAGTCTCTATCTGATCCAATCTATAGAACGGGGTATGACAGAAATTTTTGGATCTGGGAGAAGTACGAGGAAGGATTGCCCTATCTACTTGTCGCCGATGTAGCGAGAGGGGACGGAAGTGACTTCAGCTGCTTCCATGTCATAAGAATTGATACAATGACAGTTGTAGCCGAATACCAAGGAAAACCAGACTTGGATATGTATGCTGGTATTCTACAGTCAGCCGGCAAAGAGTATGGAACATGCTTGCTTGTGGTTGAAAACAACGGAATTGGCATTGCTGTTTTGGAAAAACTTAAAGACTTGGGTTATTCTAAAATTTACTATTCTTACAAATCAACCCACGAGTATGTCGAGTCCTATCTAGCAGAACACGATGAAAGAGCCATATTGGGTTTTACGACATCAACAAAGACGAGACCATTAATTGTGGCCAAATTAGAGGAGTACGTTAGAAACAAACTAATTAACATACACTCTTCTCGTGTTTTCAACGAACTGAAGACTTTTATTTGGCACAATGGTAAACCTCAAGCTATGCGATCTTATAACGATGATCTAGTAATGTCTCTTGCAATTGCCTGTTGGGTTCGGGATACTGCCCTCACAGAAAATGAAAAAGACATGGCATACAAAAAGGCGATGATCGGTGGGTTAATGAAATCTACCACAACCATGAATACTCAAATTAAAGGTCAAGACTTTTACAAGGAAACGTTTCTAGAAAAACACGAGGAGGAAATCAAAAAATCAAAAGAATTTTTTTGGATCTACAAAGGATAGAAAATGGCTCGTAACGATAGAAACCCTAATAACAATCAAAATGATTTATTTAAAACATTAACCAGAATGTTCTCTGGTCCAATGACTCAGAGAAGAACTCAGTCCGGTAGGCAGCTGCGACGACGCCACTTAGATAAATACGCCAAAAGATTCAAGACTGCATCCGGTCAACAATTTAAGAAAACCGAATACAACCCGATGAACATCATGGCTCTGAATATGATACAGAACCGCAACCGTTCAGAGCGTTACGTTGACTTCGACCAAATGGAATTTACACCAGAGATCGCATCCTCGCTTGACATCTATGCAGATGAGATGACGACTCACTCAGCATTGACTCCAATGCTTCACATTAAATGCCCCAACGATGAAATTAAGTATATGCTTCACTCCTTGTATTACGAGATTATGAATGTGGAACACAACTTATTTGGTTGGGCAAGAACTATGTGTAAGTACGGAGACTTGTTTCTTTATTTAGATGTAGATGAAGAGAAAGGTATTCAAAACTGCATTGGCTTGCCTCCTCAAGAAGTCGAGAGACTTGAAGGCGAAGACAAGACAAATCCAAATTATGTCCAGTTTCAATGGAACTCGGCAGGCTTAACTTTGGAAAATTGGCAAATGGCTCATTTTCGTGTTCTTGGTAACGACCAGCATGCTCCTTACGGAACAAGCGTCCTAGAGCCTGCTAGACGGATATGGAGACAGCTTACGCTCCTCGAGGACGCAATGATGGCATACCGAATCACTCGCTCACCTGAGCGACGCGTGTTTAAGATTGATGTTGGCGGAATCGCACCACAAGACGTTGAGCAGTACATGCAAAAAGTTATGACACAAATGAAGCGTCACCAAGTTGTCGACGCTAGCACAGGACGCGTAGATTTACGCTATAATCCTCTTTCAATCGAAGAGGACTACTTTATCCCTATCCGAGGCGGACAGTCCTCTACGGACATCGTCAACCTTCCTGGAGGACAATTCACAGCACAGATAGAAGACGTTAAGTATCTGCGAGACAAGCTATTCTCCGCTCTTAAGGTACCTCAATCATATTTGTCAATGGGTGAGGGCGCAACAGAAGACAAGACAACATTGGCTCAAAAGGACATCAGGTTCGCAAGAACCATCCAAAGACTTCAACGAGTATTAATATCAGAAATGGAGAAGATCGGAATCGTACATCTTTACACTCTCGGATATCGTGGAGACGATTTGCTGAACTTTAAGTTGCACTTAAACAATCCATCTAAAATTGCAGAGATGCAAGAGCTTGAACATTGGAAGACCAAGTTTGATATTGCCGGCGCAGCAACAGAGGGCTATTTCTCTCGACGTTGGGTTTCCGAAAATCTTCTCGGACTATCTCAAGATGAATATCTCAGAATGCAAAGAGAAATGTTTTCAGACAAGAAGTTTATGGCAGGACTCGAAGCAGCTGGTCAGCCAGCCGAAGAAGGCGGTGGGGACCTCGGAGGCGACCTCGGGGGCGATGACTTAGGTGGAGACTTAGGAGGCGACCTAGGTGGTGATTTGGACCTTGGAGGAGACGAAGGTGGAGCCGACCTAGGTGATGACACCGGCGGGGAAGAAGAGGGAGACCTTTTAGCAGAGCCACCGGCAAAGCGTGATGATGACGCAAAACCTCGAGGACCGTATAAAAGACACAAAATTACTTACCGAAAGGGTGGTTTCTCAAAGCAAATGAAGAACCAAGCATTTAGCGGAGAAGTTCGAGGATCCACGGCTAGAACAACCTTTCCGGGCAAAGTTGGATTTGGTGGGATGGATTCTTTAGCGAGAGGAATCTATGAAGATAATGAAAATGAGGAAGCCAAACTATTTAGCATTGACGCATCAATAAAAACTCTACTTGAGTCGCTAAACAACAAGGAAGATGAAGATGAAACTTAATAAACAAACACTAAAACGGATCATCAAAGAAGAACTTGACAATGTTCTTCATGAAGCTGGAGACTTTAATCCACAATACCGAGCCGAACAAATGATGAAAGGTGGCGGTAGAGCAATAATGGCTGTTAAAGACCCAACGAGTGACCAAAACTATGTCTACGATGAGGATGGAAATCCAGGAACAGATGACACAATGTTTACTATATATAGAGCACTACAGCAAGCAGATACAGTCGCAAATAGACTAAGAACAGGTGATGTGGAAGAGGCAAAAAGAATAGGAATGAATTCTTTATCTGATTTTCAAGAAGCAGAAACTTTAATCCGTTCCGACATGAAACCTCCAGGCGCTGGTGGCTTAAAATACATGACGTCGATGGTTGAAGCCGCAGCAGCTCATATATTCATAACAAAACTAATCCGCATGATTCAATCAATGTAAGGAAAACAAACATGAAACTTAATAAAGAAACTTTAAAACAAATTATCAGAGAAGAACTCGAAGCTGTTCTTGATGAATCTGCTTTGCTCAAAAGACACATGAAAGACAGAAAGCGAGAGTTTTTCAAAAAAC